CTCTAGCATACCTGGATAATACCTGGGGTTCTCTGGACCATACAGGCAAAAAGAAAATACATTTACCATGATTATCCGTAGATTAGTCAATCTAAATGAAATTTTTCTGCATGGATCTTCATATCTCAGTGATTGCCGATTTCAAATCAGCGAACCCGGACATTGAAGTGGTAGACTGGTGTTTATCTGGTCATGCGTGGGTAATGAATCGCCTGCGAGATCACCCAAAGCATATCAATTCGGACACCTGGATGGGACTCAATCAATCCATGATACGTGCCTTTCAGAACGAATACGATTCCTTTCTGTCCACCTTTGATGGATTTATAACCGGACACGTCACTGCATTTGCGATGATTTACGAAAAATACAACAAACCTATTCTTGCAATCAATACGTGTCGGTATGACATGCCATTCTGTTGGAACAAGAACGTTGGTATGTTAGAAGAACTTCATTCCTCTCTTCGCAGAATGCACAGACTCAAACAACTGTACATTGTTTCCAACAACCGAGCAGATCAGAAATACACGGAACTTGGAACTGGAATTCTTCCCGATTACAATCCATCCTTGTGTCTCTACACGAATGCGAAATACGCTCCCACGAAATCCACATTCCTGTGCTACAATGGCAAACTGCCCGAGAATGAACTCGTGACACCACGCCCTTCCAAGTACACATGGGAAGATATTACCTCCTATCGCGGGATCATACACTTTCCGTACGAGACGAGTCTCATGAGTATGTTTGAACATTTTACGTCTGGATGCCCTCTCTTTTTCCCCTCCAAGCACTACTGGAAATCACATCCGAATCTGAACAGTGTGGTCAAATACTGGGGTGTTCTTCCAAACTATCTTAACGAAGCGGGATCTTCCGATTTCTGGATTGACAAGTCAGATATCTATGACGTGTTTCAATCTCCAAACACATACTATTTTGATTCCATTGACCATCTTTTTGAGCTGCTCCGTACATTTGAGTACAAAGATGACACCGAATTCCGAAGGAACCATATTCAGAAAGTCAAGGAAAAGTGGACCAACGTTGTCAGCAATACTCTTGCGTACACGTACAAAACCCAGAATCCACGTCACCTGTGTTACAACAGACTTCCCCTTCTAGCGAACGTTGTCTTTGATGCGAACTACGCAAACACAGGTGTATCTGTACAGCACAAGTACCCATTTCGGTATCCATTTGCAAAGGGAGATGTTGTCTTCGTGAAGACGGATTATTTGACCCATGTTCTAGAAAAGTATCCCATCACCGACACGTGGGGATTGTGAGTTCATCCTTCGTTGCGAGAACATTCGCAATTGGATTGGGTGCAACATTCCTGTGAGTCATCCAAAGATTCGCAAGGTACTGATTGGCGTTGGAGAACCGGAACGACAGAATGGAAACCACGACGTTCTAAAACGTCTCCATACAAACCGACCTTCGTGGGGAGAAAAGCGAGATGAACTTTGTGTCCCGTATCATTCCAATACACATGCTGACCGGCAAATTACAAGCACGCTTCCCAAGTTACCTTTTGAAGAGTACATGAAAGAAATTGGCAAACACAAGTTTGTTCGGTGTCTACGAGGAAATGGTCTCGATACGCATCGGTTCTCAGAGATCCTCCTGATGGGATCTGTTCCAGTTGTAGACCATTCGCCATTGGACGATCTATATTCTCAGTTTCCGTGCGTGTTTGTTGGAGATGATCTTGCGTCCTTTGTGTGGGATGAAACGAAGTACAGAGCATTTTTAGACATGTTCTGGCTCACGCCATGCGACGAAAAGAATATCATCAAAACGACCCTTTAACGAACGTCTGTCGTGAATCTCGTACTTCATATCCGACGGAAGAACGTTCGCAAGTCTCTGTGTCCATTCAAGTTCAGGAATGTCTTCCACGACAAGGATTCCGTCTGACTTGAGAAGGGTAGAATACTTCTGGACGAAAAAGATCATTGACTCAAGCGTATGAGGTCCATCGTCTACGAGGACATCAAACGTTCCAGGAGTAAACATCCGGAGCGATTCATCTGTGTATGCATCTCGCATATGGATATGAATCCGAGGACTGTCCAGAGGACAGCGCAGTCCCCATGACATATTTATATCAAGTGCGTGCACATGGGCATTCGGGAAATAATCATGCCATAGTTTGATGGACCCACCATGACCGAGACCAATTTCCAGAACGTTGGTTGCAGTCAGTTGCTTCTTCTCAAACAACTCCTGATAAACGGGTATATAGGAGTGAGTTGTATTCTTGTCGGTCGCGCGATTGTCTATAATCTCTTCCAGTGTCGGCATTGAATAAATGCCGGATGTTGTTTGGGTAATTGTAACGTGCCTTCAGAAAAACAAAGAAACGTCGCCCACCCCCACAACATATACTAGTTACGAAGAGCGACTTGCTGATTACAAGCGAGGAATTCCATCCGTGTTGTCCCAAGCAAAGGAGGACGAACGTGTGTTTATCACAGAGAACACGGGAAATACAGAAACCTTTCTAGATACGTATGGTGTGTACGTGCATTACACGAATACACAACAAACGATGTTTCATGAAAACCAAGGAAAGAAAGAGTTCACGGATGTAATTTCCTGTTTGAACACACAGAACATCGATGATGAAACGATGGTGATAAAAGTAACCGGACGGTATATCGTGAAATCTAACTTCTTCCCCAATCTCGTGCGAGAGAACCTAGACAAAGATGTGGTCTATTCTCCAACCAATGCATTCAAAAATGTTCCACCTCATCCATTTCCGGATTGTATCCTTGGAATGATCGCAATGAAAGCAAAGCACTGGAGAGCACTTCCTCTGGGGTTAATACAGAATAAGGGTACTCCAACGGAATGGTTCTTTGCGAAATATATCACAGACAATATACCTCCCGAAAAGCGGAAAGAAACGAACCATCTTGATTTGGATGTTAAAATTGGATCTAGTCGGAACTATTGGTTAGTGTAAACACTGCCCACCCATTTCGGTCTGTTCCACTTGCAACGCACTTCCATTCTGGGTCCACCGACAGTTCGTCTACAATTCGCTTGCACTTGTCCACAGCGGTATCGTCCAGAAGGAAAACGCGAACGTGGGGTTTGAGAAGTCGGTATTCAAAATAGGTGATATATTCACCTCCGTCCAGAAGAACAACTTCCGGTTGCAGACTAATTGCGTCAACGTAAGGAGTCGCGTGAAACCAACGTTCGTCGTCTGCTTGCCACTGCGATTGAATGGATGAATGCACTGACCGAACATCCGGCATTTCTGACAAGATTCTGGCATTGTGTATCTTGACTCTCGGATTGTGTGACCAAAACTCAGACGATTCTACGTACCGTTCCTGGTTAATTTCAAAGGAGTGAAGCATTGCCGAATCATCTCTGCCTAGGAATCCGAGAGCAAAACACATGGTAGATCCTCGTCCATTCCATGATCCAATTTCCATGTAGCGTTGAAACTTCTTGTTCTTTGCGTATTCTTCAATCCATTTCCCAAACGGTTGATTGATTCGAATCTGTCCGACATTGTTCATGAGATACATGTTCCGAAGAGATGGTCTCATTGAAAATTTTGGAGCAAATGCATTTGTCGGGAGCATCGTATACGTATTCCCGAGAAGACTTGAGAGATGGGTATAACACAGATTCGGTTGCGAGTTTGGCATGAACTCGTAGATCCGAATTCCCTTTGCACTAAAGATCATATTGGTAAGACCTGCACCGTGAGGTCCCACGATAACTGCTGCACTTGCAAACAACTTTGCAGTCTCTTCTGCAGGAAGGACGTCGTAGACAACCCATTCAAGTTCGGGATAAAGCGACTGAAAGGTTGACAGTACATCCGACTCGTTTTCAAGATACCGACTCTCGTGGCGACGAATGAGAATTCCCCTCGTTTTCGTAAACTCAAGTTTGGACTCAATTACATCGCGAAGGCGCTGAATTGTGTCGTGAGATGGGTTTCCGCATTCCACATACTTCGCAGTTACGCCACCAGGTCTTGTTCCAAATTGAATTGGATTGGAGAGACCAAACCAGCGAAAGAATCCCTCTGCAAACTTTGAGTGTCCGCACACAATGGGAGTTGTGGGTGGAAGTTGACTGGCACAAAACATCGCACTTGGAAGCGCCTCCGTAAGAAAATGATAATACTCTGTAGACCAGCGATACGACACATTGATAAAATCACCGGTTCCAGTGAGTTCTTGAACCGGATACGCATACGGATGGTCCTCAAAGATGGTTGAAGAAAACCCAAACACATTAGAAACCGCCGATGCAATTCTATCTCTTTCCACCGGAATGTTAATTTTCTTGCGATGGGCTGTCTTGATTGGAACCTGAGAGTTGGGAGGATGTACCTGCCTGTGCCGTAGAAACAAATGTTGATTAAGTGACTGATATAAATCAGTATAGTCCATGATTAATTTACGATTATGTCTGTAAGTAGAATCAAATGTTCGGGGACTGGATTACGACGACACAAAGTTCCGATGTAACGTCGTATCCGTTTCCACACCTCATTCTTGATAACTTTTTTACAGAAGATGCGTATACCAAAGTGTCCAATGAATTTGGTTCTGTAGACTCTACTTGGGACATGTATTGGAACCCAATTGAAAAGAAGTATGCAACGAAAGTCTTTGATACAAAACCGTTTATTAACCGAGTATTCACCGAACTTCAGACACCAGAAATAGTGTCTCTTTTTTCATCTGTTACAAACATCCCAGATCTAGAACCAGATACAATGCTTCATGGAGCAGGTCTTCATTATCACCCTCGTGGCGGAAAACTTGACATGCACCTAGATTACTCCATTCATCCTTACAGCGAGAAGGAACGCAGACTCAATCTCATTGTCTATCTGAACGACGAGTGGAAGGAATCGTGGGGAGGAGCACTTGAATTTTGGGATTCTGACTTCACGGAATGCAAACGTCGCGTCTATCCGATGCGAAACAGAGCAGTTCTATTTCAAACATCGGACATTTCTTATCACGGAATTCCACACCCTATCGAGTGCCCAGAAACAACCGGACGACGCTCACTTGCAATGTATTACGTCTCTCCTCCTAGACCCAATCTTGTGCATCGGTTGAAGGCAGAATTCCGTCCTCTTCCTGGACAAGACGTATCCTCACAACACGCCATGCTGTATAAAATACGCAAAGACAGACTCATCAAAAAGGAAGATCTATGGGATGGTTGGGATGCTTAAACACAATTTGGGGTGGACACCCACCCACTATTGTATTTTTGTTTAGATGTATAGAACCGTATCCGGTTAGACCGCTTAGTTGGAGTAAGCGAGGCCACCCATGCCGGACATGACGCGGAGAACGTTGTAGTTCACGGCGTACACGCGGACCTGGGCAGTGCGGCCAGAGCGGACAGTGTTGACGGACACCGTGAGCTGGAGGGTCGCCTTGTCGATACGGGAGAAGTTGCAGGTGCCGCTGGGCTGGTGCTCCTCGGGCTTGAGCGCGAAGGAGTACACGTTGATGCCGACAGACGGGGTGCGAGTGTGGTGCTGGTAAGGCTGCACAACGCTGAAGTAGCGGCCCTCGCGCTCCGTGAAGCGGTCCTGGCCGTTGAGCTGGAGCTTGGCGACTTCCACGGGGTTCTTGCCGGAGCACTTGACACCGGAGTCGAGGATGACCTTGGCGAGGAGGTAGTTGGTGGTGTCCTCGAAGATGATGGACTGGTCATTGCCGCCAGGGCCGATGTTGGAGTCAAGCCAAGACGCACCGGAGAAGGAAGGACCCTGCTGGGTGCCAAAGTTGGGGAGGTAGGGACCAGACGGGCCGTCACCAGCGGTGGTGGGCACGTTGATGGCAGGGCCGCCGCCGAGGGAACCGCGGGCGAGGATGTCAGTGACAACGCCCTCCGTGGAGAAGTCGTCAGTGTAGTTGAACGGCTGGCAACCGTTGACCTCCTGGATGAAGACCTGGCCCGGGGTGCAGTCAACGAACGAGTCGCGCTGGACAACCCACACGAGCTCCTTGACGGGGTGGTTGAAGTTCAGCTGGATCTTGTTGCTGGACGAGGTGATCGACTCAGCGCCAGTGTACTGGAGCTGCTCGATGAGGTACTCGTGGGTCTGCTGGGCGAAGCGGCGGCGCTCCTCGGTGTCGAGGTAGACGTAGTCGATGTAGAGCGACGCGGCGGTGAGGGACTGGATCGCCGTGGAGGGGGCAGTGGCACCGGCCTGCTCGTAGTAGCAGCAGTTGATCCACTGCTCAAACTCAACGTTGATGCGAACCTCGTGGTACTGGAGAGCGATGAGCGGGATCGCGAGGCCGGGGTTACGGCAGAACCAGAACTGGAGGGGGATGTAGAGGGTCTTGGCCGGGGTGCCCGCGCGAGAGGCGCAGGAGTTGGTGAGCTCCGCACCGGCGCAAGAGGCATCGAGGGCGTAGCCGCGACGATCCTTCATCAGGACGAGGTCGTGGGTGTTGCCGATCATGTCATCGAGAGCAGCGACGGTACCAGTATCCTGGGTGAGCTGGGTCCAGATCTGCATCCAGTCACCATACTGGCGATCGATGCGCTGGCCGCCAATCTCGAGCTCCACAACCTTGATGAGGCGGTGGCCGATGTAGTTGAGCCAGCGGAAGCGGTTGAGGTTGGTGGAACCGGCCTGGAGGTCGACCGCCGGGAGGACAACCTGGACGTACGTGCGGTACATCAGATCCGCATTGCGGTTGATGACGGCAGTGACGCGCTTGTTGAAGTCGGCCTGGCCGTTGAAGGTAACCTCGATGGACTCCATGGCGAAGTTAGTGTGGCGCTTGTAGAGGACCTTCCAGAAGGTGATCTGGGGGTTACCGGAGATGTAGATATCCTGCGCACCGTACGAGACAAGCTGAAGAAGACCGCCACCCATGTTGTGTTATGCTCCATGGCGAGAAAAATATTTTCAGCGCACGCACTTTACATGTAAGCACCTTCGCGCAGGTAACACTCTCTACACAGCGTCATGTACGCATTGTGAGCGCCAACGAGTATCTGTTTGTCAGTGATGCCATGCTTCCTGTGCGAGAAGAGTCCGGGGGTCCCATTTGCACACTTTTGGCAAAAAGCAGTAATCCGTTCCACTCTGTCTGCCAGAGGAATACAGTCCAGGATTTCTCCAAACTTCCTGCGATTGGAGTCTCCATCCAGTCCAATGAGATACAGATTTCGTTTGTGCGTGTCCACTGCATACTCCACAAACGGAATCAGATTATGGAAAAACTGTGCTTCATCCACAAGAATCACCTGATACTTCAGAAGTTCATTCAAAGGAATATCGTCCAAATCGTGAACGCACAAACAAGGGACTGTATTTCCATCGTGGGTCACAATTGCGCTATTGGTGCCATACCGAGTATCCTTGGAATGCTTGACAACAAGAACAGGAGTCCCCATCGCAGAATAACGAGATACAATGGAAAGAATACGAGAACTCTTTCCGGCAAACATGGGACCAATGAGAATATCAAGGGACATTTCGCTTACAGAAACCACGCGCGATAATCGTAAATGGACACGGACCAGGCGCTTTCTATCGCAACGATTGTTGGTCTTGCTACAATTTGCGTGTGTGGAATTGTTTCTGTCTGTTACAAGGCACGACCTCGCAGTCATATGAAGGTCTCTCGCTCTGACCCAGACCTAACAAACATTCTTGATAACTCAATTCCTTCTGCAAGTGCCAGGTATATTCAGCCCGACCTTCAGGATCCCGAAAAATAAACAACTCAAATACAATAATGGCAGCACCAAATCCATTTCCCATTCCCGGAATGGTACTTGTGGGCGTACAGAGTCCCAGTGGGGAAGACCATGTGATGGAATATCATATCAAGAAAGCGTTGGGTGCTCGGTTAGGTATGAAGCGCTCCGAGCTCTCGGACGATCTCCTGGCAATTCCGGAGCCACTCTCCAAGATGCTTGCGAATGGACCCATTGCTCCTCCCGATGGAACTCCGGAAGACGATTCCCCGGAACCGTATGTAAAAACAGAGAATGGGATAACCGAAGGTCTCGAACTCTTTCAATCTAAGAAGTTTGACACGATTGCGAAACTTACAATCACGAACAACACTCCCATGAAGCTCGCGGAGTTTATATCGAAGGCAAGCACACGTGTCGTCGTCATAGCGAAATGTTTCCAGATTTGGGCAGCGTTGCACGGAGAGCCACCTACCACACCCTTCATCTTTTTGGGACACGGAGGAGAAGTGGAAATGCCATTTGAGAATCGTGCATCGCTGGGAGAAGGATACACGCTCATTACCTTTACGGAGTGCGGATTGCCGACGTACGTCGATAAGATCAGCAACTTCCTTGAGTGGGCGAAGGTAAATCAGGACAAGGCGATGAACCCTGAGAAACACGAAAAGGAACTTGGAGATGTCTTTAAGACGAGCATTCACGTGTACAAGGCGAACGACAAATATCCCGCGCTAACGTATTATCCTATGTTGAGTCATGAACGCGCAACCAGGGTCCGGACATCGGGGTTGCACCTACTTCCCTTGATTGCGGAAAACACCATGGATAAGCCGATGGGGATTGAATCATCAAAACCTATGGACCTTTCCAGAGTACTGTCTATTTACAATGGAGCGTTGTATCCGTCCATAGATATGGTCCTAAACGAGAAGCCTATCGAATTTGAGCGATTCTATGTTCGTATTGAAGATATCTTCAAGAAGTTTGGACCTGGCGTGTATTACTGGCCCATTTGCAGATCCATGGACCTTCGCGAAACAAGGTTGCGGGGAGTCACTGCCGAAGAGTCTGCCCAATGGTTGCCACTCCGTCGTTCCATGTCAAACGAACAACAGGACACACGCAGAGCTGCTGCGGGCGAAGGCAAGGCGCTGGGAGGACGGAAGCGCAGGAAGACTGCTCGCAAGACAAGGCGTCGTCGGTATTAATTCCTTCTTCTGTTGCTGTGTAACAAATGTTGACGAGATACATCCCTGGGCGCGGGGTTATCACTGTTGCTCCGGGTGTTTGCATGAGTCCGACAGGACCCACAGGTTCCATTGGTCCTGCTGGGGCAATTGGACCTACGGGTAATACGGGTCCCACGGGATCAACGGGACCCACAGGAATCACTGGACCGCCCGGAGGCGCAACGAATACGGGACCAACGGGATACACAGGACCTGCTGGGATTACTGGATCAACGGGTCCGACTGGAGTAACGGGTCCTTCGAATACCGGCACTACTGGATACACCGGAGTTGGTGGATCTACTGGACCGACGGGTAGCATAGGTCCTATCGGTCAATCACAAACAGGTCCCACAGGTAATCAGGGCGACACAGGTGCCACGGGATTGGCAGGTGATAGTTCTACGGGTCCAACTGGTGTTAGTCTAACCGGTCCCACAGGTGAAATGGGCAATACGGGTGCTACCGGTATTACCGGTGTATCTGGAGTGACGGGACCCATGGGCCCCACAGGAAGCGCGTCATTACAACTTGGATCTGTTTTACTGACATTCTCGGGAGGTGGTACTCTGGAAACGCAATCCGCAAGCACCAGTGTATCATCGTCTTCGCAAATATGGTTACAAGGATATCGGCAAGCAAGTGGGTCCAGACCCGGATATGTCACTGCTGTGTATTTTGCCGACTCGGGTGGAACATGGAACGCGTATATGATAGCAAGTTTGGACGCTCCGGGCGATACATACACAATCTATTATTATACTAAGTAACGATGTCGTCCTACAGTCCTAGGATAAGCGATCCATGTGGTTCTCAGAAAGCACAGTGTTTTCTTCCCGCAGGTCCAATGGGTAGTACGGGATCTGCGGGGTTTACATCGGGCGCAACCGGTCCCACCGGATTAAGTCTCAGGATGGGACCCACAGGTCCTACTGGAAACAACGCTACAGATGGTGCGACTGGATCCACAGGACCGACTGGTATTGCTGGAAACAGCAATTTAACCGGACCTGCAGGTCCAGATTCAACGTATACGATAACAGGTCCTACTGGTCCCGACGGTAGTATAGGAGACACGGGTCCCACCGGATCGACTGGGAATACAGGTGTAACGGGTCCAGCAGGTGTTTCAGGAACGACGGGTCCAGACGGGTGTCAAGGAAGTGCGGGAGATACAGGTCCCACTGGACCCGGTGGAGTAACGGGTCCTCAGGGTCATACAGGACGCTCAAGTGTAACGGGTCCAAGAGGACTTACTGGTCTACAAGGGAATACTGGACCTACAGGTGGAGGTCCGTACGTTGCGGGTACAAAAATTATTAGTGGGAGTTTGAATTCACTCCCAACACAGATTACAACATTTTCCAATTCAATCGCAGTGTATCCCACAGACGATGTTTGGATACAAAGTTTGATTCCGGATAGGGACACAAGAGGATATCGCCTTCCAGTTATCCAAAATTACTTTTCAGATGTGTCTACGGAATTTCGAAACCACTATCTAACGGTAAACAATCTAGAAGCCACTTCTCCCAGTGTGTCGTATACTCTCAATTATCTGTGGAAATCCAATGACAAAATATTGGCAGCACTGACCACGAACAGGCAGGCGTATCTTGATGCGACCGACGGTTCTTGGGTTACGATTACTCTAGCAGAATACACTTCGCTGAAATCCAACGTTTCAGGAACATCGATAGGCATGGCATCAGACGCAGTAATATTTGCCGCTACCAGTATCAGTTTTCCTGGAACTTCGAGTTCGTCTATGATTGCAACCAATCAATCAAACTCCGATTGTCCTCCTGTTCCAGCAAATAGTTTTGTATACGCAATTGCGTACAAGCACGTTGCATCGAAAAGTGGAATTCAGGTCTATCAAAACACAACTACCGGTACATCGAATTTCACACAACTTGGAGGAAATCTGCCAACAACGGTATCTGGAACCAATCAGTTTGTTGTATTGAAAAATAAACTTACATTCCGAAACCCAACTGCTGCAGAAACCCTTTTATCGATGTTTATTCCGACCAATGCATCTGGATTTTTCTTCAAACCAGCCATAACTGCGCCTACAACTACGACTGGAAAGTATCTAATATCACCTGGAACAATCACAACATCAACTAACCTTTCCTCTACATTTGCGAACGGTGCATTCGCCTTACAAACCCTCAGTACCACAACCAAACAGTGGTAATCTACTGGAGAACCATACGAGGAACAATGTGCATCGCTTCGAGTTCCTGAACCCACAACTTCATCGCATACGGAATCGTCTTCTCAACAAACTCCGTCTTATTTCCACACGACCCACACTGATAGATACCTTCCTTCTCATTCACAATCGCGAGCGTTCCACAGGACTTGCAAATGCCAGTGGGGAACGGGTCGCTCACATCCATCAGTCGCTCCTTGGTAAACGCTGCTGCGCCATGGCAGAGCATACAATCACGCTCCATCTCTCCCACACGGAGACCACCATCACGTGCACGTCCCTCACAAGGTTGACGAGTCAGAGACACAATCGGACCACGAGCACGGGAATGCTTCTTATCAATCACCATGTGCTTCAGGCGCTGGTAGAAGGTCGGTCCCATGAAGATCTCTGCCTCCATCATCTCACCGGTCTGCCCATTGTAGAGGATCTCGTTTCCATACGAGTGGTATCCGAGATCCAGCATATGCTTCTTCAGGTCCTCCACCTTGAGATGGGAATACGGCGTTCCATCACCCAGAGTTCCACGCTGAACACCGATCTTGCCGTAGATACACTCCATCAACTGTGCGATGGTCATACGGGAAGGAACCGCGTGAGGGTTCATGATAAGATCCGGTCGAAGTCCTGAGGAGGTGAACGGCATGTCGTGCTCGTCAAGGAGCATTCCGACAGTTCCCTTTTGTCCGTGACGGGAGGAGAACTTGTCACCGATTTGCGGGACACGCTCGGACACGACCCGCACCTTGATGAAGGGATACCCATCACTATTCTTGTCTTGCCACACACCGTCAATCCGGCAGGGTTCGGAATTCTTGTGGGTCGTAGAGGCATCGCGATAGGCATAGCCCGCGGTGTCATTGCGGAGATTAACAACCTTCCCGATGACGACATCGTTTTCTTGTACCGTAGCACCGACAATCGGAATGCCATTCTCACCGATGGCGCCATAGGAGGTGTTCTTGAACTTGCGAGTGTTGTGCTTGCTGGGCTTCATGAACTTCTCCTCACGACCGGACGTCACATTCCGGTGCTCCTCGTCCTTGTACATCGTGTAGTAGAGACCGCGCATAAATCCACGAGCAACCGCAGACCGGTTCATGATGATCGAGTCCTCCTGATTGTACCCACCATAGCACGCGATCGCCACAATCGCATTCATACCGTAGGGCATCTCGTGCATCTTGAGAATACTCATCGATCGAGTCTCTACCAGCGGGCGAGTGAGAGAGCAGAGCAGGTATCCGTTCTTGTCCAGACGCTTGGCGTAGTTGCCCGCATAGACGCACATGGACTGCTTGCCCATAGCAGACTGATAGGTGTTTCGGGGAGACTGATTGTGATCCGACAGAGGAATCGAGCACGCCATATGACCGAGAATCAGACTGGGATGAATCTCGTAGTGCGTGTGCTCGGGAGTGACATCTGCCCTGGACGTGGCGATGCGTAGAGTCTCGGTCTCAGACGCATCAATGTACTCCACACAGGTCCGGAGCCACGTGTTCCAATCTGCACCCGGAGCAGGCATAGGAGCACCCACGCGGAACACCGGACGAACTAGACGACCCGAATCCGTCTCAATGATGATGGAGTTCAGAAGCGTGTACCAGGCAACGGAGACGTGCGGGTGGAGGCGGAACGAGTGCTTGGCAGACCGAAGGCGATCCAGAAGATCCTTGGGAGACTGTGTGAATCCGACAATGATTCCGTTCAGAGTGATCGCGGTACCAGAGTAGACCTTTGCCTCACGAACCCAGTCGATTCCAGAGCACTCCTGGAGGAAATGGAGAACTGTGTTGCTGGGCACGTGCTGAGTGACGCTGGTCAGAAGACTCATGTTCTTCACGATACCGACCGAATGACCCTCCGGAGTCTCCACGGGACACACGAATCCCCAGGAGGTGCCGTGAAGCTTACGGGGCGCAAGCAACTTGCCCGACTTCTCCACCGGAGTCTGAATACGGCGAAGGTGAGAGAGTGTGCTCGTGTAGGACATGCGAGCGAGAACCTGTGAGACACCCACCTTGGTTGCGTTGGACAGCGAGGTGGAGTTGGAGGTTCCCAGACCCTGTACCGTGAAGTTTCCGGTCGCCAGTGCCTGCTTGAGTTTGCCCTCAATGGTGGACAACTTGAGGATCTTGTAGAGGTTGTTGATGTTCAGGATTTCCATCGGGCGAGGTTCACCCTTCTTCCAGGCGTCGTTGTTGACCTCCTGAACGAACTCGTTGCGAGTGTCGTTGCACACCTTCTGGAAGAGTTGACGGAAGAGGTGGGTGAGAAGAGCACCGGTCGTCACCACGCGCTTGTTCGGGTACGCATCGCGGTCGTCCAGAGCAATCTGTCCCTGGTCGGTCAGAAGCAGGCGGCGAATCATAGAGGCAGTCAGCATTGCCTTGCGGGCATTGTGAACCTCCAGACCCGTCTGCTCTCCAGCAAACCGAACGTGAGGCAGGTACTCGCTCGTAAGCAGTTGACGAACATACGCCTTCTTGTCCTCCTGATTGGTCTCGTACTGAAGGTGGGTGGAGAGATAGGTTATCGCCGCCTCTTGGGTAAAGATTCCAAGTTCGGAGCAGTCGCGGAAGGAGGCAGCGAGAAGTTCCACGTGAGGATCATCGGTGTTTCCCCAGACGAGACGGGCGACGTCGACATCACGGGTGACGCCAAGTGCCCGGAAGTATACCATGACAGGAATATCCTCATGAAAGCGCGGCACGCACGCGAGCAGAGGATACCCGAACCCATTGAACTTGGAAGAGAGACGAATCTCCAGTTTCTTCGGAGGCATCGTGAACGTCTCAGAGAGAGACTTCATCTCTACACTGTAGGTATGCTTGGAGGAAGACTTCTTAGCTTGGAAGACCATGATTCGGTTGTCAGCGACCTTCTCCTGACAGAGGATGGTTCGCTCGGAGCCGTGGATGATGAAGTAACCCAGGGGATCGTGTGCACACTCTCCATACTGCTCGAGGGACAGAGGGTAGTCCTTGAGTAGGCAGAGACTAGACCCAAGCATAACAGGCAACTTACCAAGGGAGATTCCCTCAAAGACGCGAGACTCCTCGTCAAAGGACTCATACTTGCTTCCCTTATACGTCCTGGCAGTAAACCGAACGTCTGCGTACATCTGAGCGGCGTAGGTGAAGTTGCGGACGCGTGCCTCCATCGGCAGCATGGGCTTGATGCGACCGGTTGCCTCCTGAATACGAGGCTTCATATAGGTGACGTTCTCAAAGGACAACTTAAACTCGTACTTGTACTTCTTGATCTCAGGGTCCTGCTCGTGCCAGACCGTGATAGGAGGAGTCGACTGAATGATGAGAGGAAGCTTGTTGCGAACGAAATCCTCATAGGAGTCCACCTGGTGATCCACCAGACGGCGCACACCGTTTGCGAAGTAAGACTTGACTGCATCCCATTCGGCCATGGTAATCGTATGCTGTCCGTTCCGTGTAAATAAAGGTATTCGTTTTTGAATAAGAGAGATGTCGGAGTTCAAGATCGTAAAAGTGGGAGCGGGTGCTCCCCCTGCCCCCATCCAACAAAAACCTGTAAGTGGTGCCACTCGCAAACGTTCTGATCCGGGGCACCGCCACAAACAACCCAAGCACGGCGTTCTCAAAGGTGGAAAGACTGCGCGCGCCAAGATTCAGGCAGTTCGCGACCCAGCCAAGTCGCCGCCGTCTCGCAAGTCAACTCTGAAGATTCTCACGGAAAAGGGCGCCGAGAAGCGTCGCAAGCACATTCGGAAGACGGTGCGTGCGATGCCCGATGCAAAGGTTCGTCATGTTCTGAAAGCATCTGGATTGCCTATTTCTGACAAGACACCCCCTCATATCGCGAAGGAGATTCTGGAAGGCGGTATGGAGGCGGGTATGATTGTCTCTGGATAAACCAATGACATCCATTTGGGGTCCATTGGGGTGGATGACACTTCATTCGGTGTCAACATCCTACCCAGAGAACCCGTCGCAGACAGAGAAACAATTGCTGTCTTCTTGGTTAGACTTGTTCCGCGAAACGATCACATGCCCGCACTGCAAAGAGCATTTTGGAAGTATGCTCCAAAACTATCGCAATCGGTTTCCAAACTTCCTGAATTCGCGTCAGGATTTTGCCATGTTCGTGTTCCGAGCGCACAATACAGTCAATGCTCGTCTTCACAAACCCGTGTATCAGACACTTGCGGAATGTATGGAGATCCTTCGGAACAATATCAAGAGCAGAAGCGCAGCAAATTACCGTGCGTCTTACCTCAATCACATCAATCGGTATTGGAGGAGCATTCAGGATGTCTCGGGGATTATTGCGCTGAAGAAGGTGATTGAAATGCAAAAAATTGAGACGGAGTACTTCTCTACACACGATACACAGTTCAATGTTGAGTTAAGGGAGGATACTGTAGTCATTCCCAGAAACTGGGTAGAGAAGGAAACGATCGTTCAGGCAAGAACTCCCGTCATTCGCGCGCCTCCTCTCAATGCAAATGTTCGTGGTGGTGGAGTCAAAGTTGTGGGAGGACGTATTCGCTTACTGTAGTCAGTTCCCAGGGCAAAGACACCCAGGGGTCACATTCCCACGCAAAGCGCTTCATCCACGGATGACGTGTTTCCGTTTGCTCGTCGTAAAGTTCATCGGGATACTTTTGAGGGAGTCCCTTCAAACTATGGGATGGCAGAATAAACTGAAGTTGATCTTCTACCGTATAATCGGGTTCAGGATGGTCCCAGGAAAAGGTCATCGGACGATCATACGCATCCAGAGTCTCCACCAACGGAGCTTCCGGATACGGATAGTACCATCGCCAATCGAGAACCTCCGACGTCGTAAAGTAATGAT